ATTGGCAGCGGCAGACCTTTGAAAGCCGTCGGTGAGAACATCCAGGCTGAGTTTGCCCTGAGCACCAAGTGAGCGGATCTCCTCCGCGCTCTTGCCCGTGGCCTTGGATAGAGTGCCAACCACCGTCGGCATTGCCGCGAGAATCGACTGCCATCCATCAGCCTCGACCTTACCTGTCTGCAGGGCTTTGGAGTATGCATCTATCGCAGATGCTGCCTTGTCTGCTGTCGCCGAGTTGGTTACCAGTAGGAAGCTGAAGCTATCCATGACATCCAGCGCTTGGCTGGTGTTGAAACCCATGGACTTCAGGCTGTCCGCTGTCCTGATGTAGAGCTCTTGCGCCTCGCTCAAAGGCCGGTATGTGCGCTTTGCCGTTTCCAGTAGCCGATCTTGTACCAGGTTGTATTCAGTGACGCTGGTGGTTGCCAACCCCATCCGGTCTGACATCTGCGAATAGGAGTCGGCAACATCAATGATTGAATTTACCGATGCTGCACCAACGGCAAAAGCCAGGGCATTTTTTATCAGCGCCCCAGCGCTTTCAGCGCTCTCACCCGCTCGATCAAAGCCTTCATCAATCCGCGCTAGGCTGCGGTCGATCTTTGTAGCGCCCTGAGCAACTGTGGAGTCCGCGCGAGCAATCTCAGAGCGAAGCTGGGCAGTGGTTGCCTCAATACGAACCAGCATCCCTTGGATGTCAGTATCTGCCATGCTGAACTCCACGCATTAAAAAGCCCGGCTTGGCCGGGCTTCAGTTGTTGATGAGTTACGCTCAATCGGGGCGGCTGTTGGCCCTGTTCGCAGCGTCAGCGATTTTCTGAGCGCGCTTTTCAAGGCGAGCCTGCTGCTTAACTGGATCATGAAGGTAGTGCAGCACCAACGCCGCTAACGCCAACACCAGCGCAGCACCAATGCAAAAGACCGCAAATGCGGCCCCACCAGCAACAAACACAGCCGCAATCACGCCAAGCATCCAAGGTGCGATGAGCACGATGATTACAAGAAGCGCTAATAAAATAAGTACCTGCATGGCTCCATCCCCAAACGAAATCAGGGATAGCATAACGTTCAAGGTTGGCTCAAGCAGCCTTTCTGCCCGCCAGCACCTGCCGAAGCTTGTCAGCCACGACCGAGGGCTTGGGCTTGTCCTGTTGGACTGACGACTTGCCACCACCGAAAGGATTGGTCATTTGCGCCCACTCGAGTCGCGCATCCAGCGCCATGAACAGCTCAGGCAATGGGGTGCGCCAAGCCACCTCGGGTAGCCATCCAAGCCACCCTGTAGCGATCGAATACAGCCGGTCAACGTAGCTGCCGTTCTCGACGACGCTTACGCCGCCCCGGCTTGATCCTTTCCCTCGTCGCCGCCGCGCGGGTTGTATAGCGCTTTGAGGTAAGTATTCAACTGCACCGAAACGTCGAGCACGCCAGCCTGCCAGACCTTCTCAGGAATGGCCTCAGCCGCCTTTCCTTCCAACTCGGCGCCAGCAGCAAGGATGATTGCACAGCCGTCGATACTCAAGGCATTAACTGTCTGCGAAGCACCGCGTAGGCCGCCGAAGCGACTCTCGATCGCTCGCACCGCCCTAAGCGTTGGCTTCAGGGTGAACTCTTCGTCGCCCAGCTTCACGGTAACGGTACCGTGCAGAGTAGTGTTCATGGATCAGTACCTTCTGTGATCGGGGCCGAAGGCCCCGAACAATTATGGAGTGGCTGGGCCTGCCGCGATTTCCAGCACGTCGGAGTTGATGCCCATGGTGATGTTGCGTCGCACGACGTTGTCGGCGGCACCTGGTGCAATGGTGTTGTTCATCACCTTGACGCGCATGTAGAAGGTGGTCGGGTTGATCACCGGGGTGGCAGTCGGGTCACCATCGTTCAGGGTAACCTTGACGTTGTAATCACCCTTGCCGCGGTCCTTGTGCGCAGTCTTCACGGCGCGCTGGCCAGCATCGCCATTGTCCAGGCCGACGGTGATGGTCAGGTCCCCTGCATCGGCGGTGCCCTTGTACTTGCGCACACGGCCGTCTTTCAGCGAGGTGAAGTTCACGCTGCTGAATGTGTCGCCGAACTCGCCCAGGTCTTCGATTTCGCCCACCTCAATGTAGGTGTCGGCCTTGTACTTGGTTTCGTCGTCAGCACCGGTCTTGCCGCCAATGAAGAAGCGGCAGCCAGCGGCTGTATTGAGGTTGTCTTCGGCCATGGGGGTTCCTCCAAAGGCACATTGGATAAAAGCCGCGGGGCGGCCGGTGGTGTATTCAGTGGGTGGTAATCACGCGGACTGTGATCGAACCCTGATAAGTGATGCCGTCGGCATCGCGCTGGGCGTCCGCCTGCTCGACGCGAACAGAGACCGCCCGGCCAGTGGCCAGTGGTAACTTGCGCTCGTCCAGGGCATTGATGATCTCGCCGTTGATACGCTTCACCTCGGCCTGGCCAATGGCATCGGACCAAACAGACAGGTAGATCAGGCGCAGTTCACGCTTGCGTCCTGAAATTGGCCGGATGTTCGTAGAGACCTCCCGGTCGATGGAAACATAAGGCTTGGGTGTGTTCATTGGCGCGCCGTCGTGGACGGGGCAGCTGACTTCAGCTTCAAGCCTCGCGAACAAGGCTTCCTGGAGTGCTACAGATGGATCAGCCATTCCCTACCCCCTGGCCTGCCTTGCGCAGCGTTCGGGCCACCGCTGCCTCGATCTCGACCAGAACGAACTCACGATTGACCTGCATCGCGGGTCTGAGCCAAGGGTGTGCTGGTCGGGCCGGGATATCCGGGTACTTGCCAAAGAAGGTGGTGCCGTCGCTCTTGTTCTTAGTGTCACGACGCCCGAGCCGATTCTTGCCACTGAGCGCGGACCGGTCGCGGTTGGTGGTATGCGTACCCGATACGGCATTGGCGTCAGCTCGATGGTAGAGCTTGCCTGAGTAACCCTTCGTGCCGTACTCGATAAAGCGCAAGTAGAAGTAGCGTTGGTTGTTGAGCTTTCCGCGCAAACCGATTTCCGCGTTCAGTCCGCTGGACGAAACGAAAGCCGACAACGCTGCCGCGGCCTCCCCCGTGTCCTTCGGAACCAGGCTTTTCATCGTCGCCAGAACCCGATCAGCCGCCGCCTGCATTGCCGGCTTCAGCTCGTTATCCATGTTCATGTGAATATTGCGTAGCAGTCGGCGAAGCTTGAAGTCACCTGACATCCTGGAGCGGCGCGCCATGGCTTACTCCTTGGTCTGATCACTCTTGGCTGGCCTGGTCGACTTCTCGATGACTTCCTCCGCGTAGCCACGGACGATCAGACCCTTGCCGTCTTCAGCCGACACTTCAAACTCTTCGCCCTTCGTCCGCTCACCGACAGCGCCGGAAAGTGGTCCCAGTGCACGAATCTTCATTTTTTCACCTCATGGATTTGGCACAGATGAGCAAAGCAGCCTCATCAGCGTCCCGAAGTTGTCGATTAAGACTGCTTCGACTTTGTAGGTCACACCGCGCCTGGTCAGCCGCCAGCCAGCGACAATATCGCTTCGGGGCCTGGCAAGAATCTCGGCGGTAACGACAGCCTCCAACTGCTCCGCGACAGCGGAGACGCGACCACTAGGCAGCCTGATCTCGGCCCACAATTCCGGAGGAGTCGCCGCCGCCCAAGTCTCTTCTGCACCGCCCGAGCTGTTTCGCACTCTCTGCGGAGAGGTCACCAGGCAACGGTGACGAAGGGGGCCGGCTCTCATACACCCCACCCAACTCGATGCGGCGTCAGCAGCGCCTGAGAGCCCATGGGCATTACCGTGGCGATCGTGCCGGTGACAACGTCCTCACGGTTCGCGTAGAGATGCCCCAGAATCAGCAGGCAGGCTGCTTTGATTGCGGGATTGATCAACATCGGCGAATCACCAGCCTCACCGACAGCAACAGCGACGGCCATCGAGTTTTCGTCGGCATAGAACCTTCGGTTCAGATAGTCCATCGCCTTCGCTTCCGCCGCGTCGATAAGAAGCAGCAGGTACTCGTCATCGTCGTCGGGATCGCGAAGGTGCTGGCGTGCGATCGCCATGGAAATGACCGACATCCCCTACTCCTCCGCCCCTTCGAGAGACGCCAGGCCGCGCAGGACTAAAGCATCCGCGTGTCGCTTGGACACCACGTACCCCTTTCCGCCGCGCCGGCGCAGCTCGCCCTCGTCGTGGTAAGTACGGCGCGGGTACACTTCTACCTCGCCAGGACTCACCCGATGAGCGTGGCCAGGCGCTATCGCAGGGTCAGCCAGATCAGCATCACTGGACCCGCCCTGCGGACCTGTCACTTGATCAGGACCATCGCTCGACTGGGCCATGTCGCCGACCTCATCGCCAAGGCTCTCATCAGTTCCAGATGCCAGCGCCTTATTTGCATTCGAGTCGACATCGGGATCTCCACCCGGGACTTCATTATCTTGCTTGCCACCGTCACCCAGCAGTTCGGGCACGGTCTTGCTGGCTTTCCTGCTTGAAGTAGACATGCATCACTCCCTCAAGAGTGGCGCTCTTCACAAGCGCCGCCCTTGGCTTGATTCGGCGTTATTCGCCAGTGAGCGGGCCGGTTACGAATGCTTCGCCGCGATAGATAGCCAGGGCCAGTCGCTGTTCGGCACGGACGGTGACCATGTTGTTCTCGAAGTCTTTGTCGTTCTCGGTCGAGATCAGGATCTCGACATCCATGCGATCAAAGATCTGAGCGCCAAGGCCAAACGCGCCAACAAGGAAATCGTCCAGAGGCATGGCCTGAGTGGAAACGACCGGACGGCGCCACAGAGTCGGCTGGGTGTCACCCTGGGGCTGGCCGATCAGGTAACGACCTTGAGCATCCTTCAACAGCTCGATCATGGCCCAGTCGATCGGGTTGAGCACGATGCCGTCCGAAGGGAACTCAGCGAGTTCCGCCTGCAGCAGGGCCAGGCGCAACCGGTCTATCCGCTGCTCTCCGGCCACCACTACACCGCCCGGGGGTGCATACACTTGGGCGGCGGGAACAATGCCGCTGATATTGGCGCCAGTACCATTACCGAAAAGCAGTTGAGTTTCTTCAGCCAGTTTCAGGCCGTAGTGGCCGCGAGCATCGATGAAGCTTTTCAGCGCCGGAGCGTCGTCCAGGATCTGGCGACTGGCCTTGAACAAATGAGCAAGGGTGCGAACCGGCGCGTTCTCCAGCTTGAACTTGATGTCGGAGTAAGGCTTGGCGGTGCCCTCAGCTACCGGCGCGGCATTGTTGGTGAAACCCTCTTCCTGCACGTACTCAACCGAGTTGCTGCCCGTCTGACCTGGAGCGATAAGGTCACGAATGGTCAGGCGTCGCTCTGGGATCGCCTGAATGCCATAGCGGCGATCGGCTGGCACCAGGTCACCAGCAGAGCCAGGAGCAGAGGTGATTGCCGCGCGGGTCACGGAAATGCGGCGGGAACCACGGAAGGAGGAGTCGACACCTTCCATCTCTTTGGAAGCGGCCACGATTTCACCCGCCGACTGCTGACGCTCCGGTTGGCTGCGATCGCGGTTGGCATTGACGAGCTTTTGCTCCGCCTCTTGAAGGCGCGCCGAGATTTCACCCTGCTTGGTCAGCAGCTC